GCATACGAAATCGGGGTCAGGTCGCGGTTCTTCCTGCCGAACGAGGCGCGAGCGAGAGAAAACATGGAACCGATAGAAGGCGGCGATGAGATGCCAATCCCGCCCGGCACCGCGCCGCCGGAAAGCACGCCAAGTGAAGAACCGTCAGCAGACGCAGAAGACAACGTGTAAGCACTTCGCTCCATGCCACGAGGGCTGGCGATGCCTGATTAAGGCGCCGCATCCGTGCGCGGCGGTGCGGAACGTGAAGGAGGGGGCGTGCCCGCTGTATGAGCGTCAAGACGCCAACGCATAGCCAACCGGCATTCTACATTCGTCGGTCACCAGAAAGGCGTGCAATGTTCCCGATTTACTACGATGTGCCTTGGTTGGAGGGGAAGGACGTCAACTATTACAGCCAGTTCGGAGAGGACGGGTTGCTCGCCGCGATATTCGACCGGATCGGCGTGGCGACCAAATGGTGCTTCGAGATAGGCGCCGCCGATGGAGTTTGGTTCAGCAATACCGCCCAGTTCGTGAAGAAGCGGGGATGGAGGGCGGTACTCATTGAGGGCGCCCCGCATTACTGGGACGCGCTTGGAGAATACGCACACAAGCATAACTGCATAGCAGTCAACACCATGCTTCCGAACGACGGGCTCGATAAGACGCTGGAGCAGGCTGGCGCCCCGCAGGAAATCGACCTCGGAGTCATAGACGTTGACGGCCCGGACTATTGGATGTGGGCCGGCATGGTCAGGTATCGGCCGCGTGTTATGGTTGTCGAGTACAGATGCTCCCAGCCATGTCTTGAGCAGATACCGCCGCCCGAAAACGCCACAGCGCGAGAGCAGGCCGGTGGAGAGACAATCAGGAAGCTCGGCCTTTCAAAGGGATATACACTCATGGTCGCAACCAGCACAAACATGATTTTCGTGCGCGACGACATCGACATAACCGGGCCTCAGGCCCCACAGGAGATTAACGACGATGAGCGACGAGAAAAGCCAGACGTCGACAACGTCAACCTGCTTGACGCTGGAGATGCAGGAGGAGGCGTTCAAGCAGAACCAGAAGCAAGCCCAGCGGGAGCGGAGATACCTAAGCGAGGAAATCGAGTATCGCGCCGAGGGCGGCAGAGGCCGAATTCGCGGCTACGCCGCCGTCTTTAATTCGTTCAGCGAAGACCTCGGCGGCTTTCGTGAAATCATCCGGCCCGGCGCGTTCAAGAACGCGATTTCATCGGGCCAGGATACGCGCGGCCTGTTCAACCACGACCCCAATATCGTGCTTGGCCGCACCACTGCCGGAACGTTGCGCCTATCCGAGGACAAGCGCGGGCTGCGGTACGAAATCGACGTACCCGACACCCAACAGGCGCGTGACTTAGTCACCCTGTTAAAGCGCGGCGACGTTTCTGGCTCAAGCTTTAGCTTCACCATCGCGCCCGGCGGTGAAGCGTGGCGAACAGAGGGCGAGCAAATGATTCGCGAAATCACGAACATCGGCACGCTCTACGACGTCTCGGCAGTAACATTCCCAGCCTACGGCGCCACCGTCTCGGAGGCCGCGCGCCGATCGCTGGAAGAACTGCGACAGTCGCCCGAGAAAGAGAAAAAGACAACTCCACTTCTCGACTACTACCGGGCTGAAATCGAGAAGAGAAAGAAAGGATACAAGCAAAATGCCAAGCCTCAGTGAACTGCAAGACGAGCGGCAGTTGAAAATCGCCGAGATGGAGGCGATTGCCGAAGTCGTTGCAAAAGAAAATCGCGAGATGACCGAGGATGAGCGCACCAAGGTCGATGAAGACCTCACGGCAACCGACAACCTCACCACGCTCATTCTCAATCGAGAAGCCGATTTGGAGCGCGCCGAGAAAGTGAAGGCGGCGGCCCAGAAGGCGAAAGAGAGTACCGGGCGCAAAACCATACCCGGTGAGCCGCGTGACTACGCGACAGCGGGCGACCGTGAACCGTGGGAGCGCGCGATTGTTCAGGGGATGCGCGGCTTCAAGGACAAGCGCGCCGCATACGAGTCGGGCCAGTGGTTGCTGTGGCAACTGACCGGCAACGAGCGCGCCAAACAATATTGCCGGGACCACGGCATCGGCTGGGAGCAGCGAGCCCTCGGCGGAACGAACCCGGCGCAGGGCGCCGTTCTTGCCCCGACTCCCCTGCTCAACACGATGATTGAGCTTCGGGAGAACTACGGCGTGGCGCGCCAACTCTGCCAGGTCATCCAGATGGGGAGCGACAGTCTTTCCATCCCGCGAAGAACAAGCGGCACGACTGCCTACCTCGTCGGTGATAACACTGAAATCACCGAAAGCACGCCCGGCACGGATCAGGTTACGCTCAACGCCAGGAAGTGGGGCACCCTCGTGAAGATTTCATCGGAAATCAGCGAGGACGCCATCATCGGCATCGCTGACTGGGTGGCCCGCGAAATCGCCTCCGCGTTTGCGGCCAAGGAAGACACGAGCTTCATCGACGGCGATGGGACGAGCACATACGGCGGCGTTTACGGATGGCGAACGAAGATCATTGACGGCAACCATTCTGTCGGGGCCGTGGATGCTGCCACCAACCACGACACGTTCCCGGAGATTGACGCCGACGACCTCGGAAAACTACTGGCCGTCGTTCCGCAATATGCCCTTCAGGGCGCCGCCTGGTTGGTCAGCCCGGCGGCCAAGGCGCTCGTTTTCGACGCCCTCCGTGCTGCGGGCGCTGGCGAAGGCGGCGGCGGCTCGATGACCGAGGGATATGTCGACCGATACCTCGGGTTCCCGGTGTACGTTTCCGTTTCGATGCCGAACGGCGCGGCCACCGACTACAGCAACGTCGCCATGATCGGCTTCGGGAATTGGGCCATGGGCGCCGCCCTTGGCTCGCGGCGAGACATTAGGCTTGCCGTCGACTCCTCGCGGTACATCGAATACGACCAGATTGCCGTGGTTGCTACTACCCGTTGGGATCTGGCTGTTCACGGGCTCGGTGACACCTCCAACGCCGGCCCGATCGTTGCCCTTATCGGTGAGTGACAAAGACCATTTCACAGGAGTGACAATATGCTTTCTCCAGGACTGAGTCGAAAGACTAGCTATTTCGACAACATCACTACTGCGGAAACTTCCGCAATGGTGATTGACACGCTCGGTTTCGATTACTGCGTCATCGACTGGTATCTCGGAACCGCCGCGGCAACGACAGTGGCCGGCGTCCTAAATGTGCAGGAAGGCGATACGACCGCTTCGTACTCGACCGTCGCCGCCCTGACCGGCGGAACGGCCACCAGTTCGACGGTCGGCTTCGTAATCCCCGCGCACACGGGGACGACCACGACCGCCAAAGAGGTATATGCAACGTTCAATATCGACTTGCGCCCGCGGAAACGGTATCTGAAGGTTGTCTGTACTCCGGGTTCGGATGCCAATATTACCGGCATCGCGAATTTATACCGGGCCGATGAGATGCCGACGGCTGCGGGCACAGCGACCAACGCCACGAACGCCATGGTGGTGGTTGCCGCCTAACCGCCTCCTCCTCCCGCCCTGTCGGGGGTTGCCGCAAGGCGCCCCCGGCGGGGGCGGGGGCGAGGCAATTCTAGGGAGGACAAATGGAACACCAGGGAGTGGAGGCAATCAGGCTGAATATCGGCGCGGGTCCGACTGTCCTGCCGGGCTTCCAGAACATCGACATCAAGGACGGCGCAGACGCAAGCAAACTATGGTTCGCAGAGGAGAGCGTGGACGAAATCTACGCCAGCCACGTTCTGGAGCACTGGCCATACGAGCAGACCGTGTCGGTGCTGTCAGATTGGGTCCGCACAATGAAGTCCGGTGCAAGAATGCGCATCGCGGTTCCCGATTTCGACATCATCGTTCGCGAGTACACCAGGGGGACGACACTACCGATTGAAGGTTACGTCATGGGCGGGCACACTGACGAGCACGACGTGCACCGGGCGATATTTACACGCGACAAGCTCGCGCAAGCCATGCGGTTAGCCGGCCTCCGAAACATTAGGCGATGGCAATCAGAGAACGAGGATTGTTCGCGGTTGCCGAT